ATAAAATATTATCAAAATTTATCAATATAAAAAGAAATATAAGTATAAATTTTTCTCTTTGTATATTGATTGTATACAATTCTATTTTTGTAAAATTAAATTTTAAAAAATAATCAAAAATAGTAAATTTTGACATTTGCTTAATGTCAAATTAGGTGTTACAATTGTAGCATAAAGAAGATATATATCGAAATAATACATATAAAATACATATAAAACTACGTACGTAAAATATTTTTAAAAATAATCAAAAATCTTAATTTTCAATATTGAATACAATTAAATTTTCAAACTCATCTAGGGCATGACATACAAAAGCAAAAAACATTAATTTAGTATCTGATAAAAATTTAAAAATTGTAAAAGGGGGAAGTCTGTTATTTTTCAGAAGCAATGTAATTGTAAAAATATAAATCAGAATATTTTGAAAATATGGGGGATAATTCTTATGGTAGATTTAAAAATAAAATCATTAAATGAAATTGATTCCAAAGAAAACAAAATAAAAATAATAAATACTGTTACGGAAATTAGAGAAAAAGATTATAACACCTTTCTAAAAATTATGGGATATATGGAGTATTCTAAATTAAAAAATAAGGCACAATAAAGTGCCTTATTTTTTCAAAGTTTTCTGCATTAATCCTAATACATATTCTCTTGTTTCAGAATCAACCTCATAGAAAAGTCTAATAAATTCTTCGACTTCGCTATTGTCAAGATTAAAACCTTCTAATACATCTTTGAATATTTCGCCTTGTCCAGTTAGTAACCACTTTTTATTTACATTATATTTATCGCATATATCATTAATGGTTCTATCTGTGACTGTTCTTACACCTTTTTCAATTGAAGATATATGATTTTGAGAAAGATTTAAAGTTTCCCCAAACTCTTTTTGAGAAAGGTGTTTTATTTGTCTCAGTTCTTTAATCCTGTTATTCAAATTTTCACCTCCTAGAGATACCTCTTTGAGATATTATAACATATAAAATATCTCATAACAATGGAAAATATCTGAAATACAAGGAAAAAATATCTCAAAATGTATTGACTTAAATCTCAAAGGGTTATATAATACAAATATCTCAATGAGATATAAAAAATCCTTTTGAGATTAAGGAGGGGATTAAATGAATGAAAATTCTACGAATGACTTTAGTAGAAAAGAAAAGGAAAATCTTATAAAAGATGCTAGCCTAATATATGAAACCGACTACTTAGAATTTATAAAAATTAAATATCTGCTAAAAGGAATTGCTAAAGAAAAAAGAAAACAATTAAAAAAAGGAAAAAGTGATAAATGTTCAATTTAAAGACAGATTAGAGGTGAAAATATTGAAAATTTCAGATTTTAATAAAGATCATATAGGTAAAGCGATTCAAATACAAGAGACAAGATTTAATACCATAATGGATTGTATCATCACAGAAGTAGAAATAGGCGAAATTGTTGTAATGTTTTACATGCAAGAAAATGACGATGTAGGATATAAAGCTGTAACATGGGAAGATTTAAAAAATTATATCATAAATGGCAAAGGGAAGAGGCATTATAGGATTTTTGTGGCCTGGGGTATTGTTATAAAAAGAGGTATAACCTCTTTTTATAACTCTTCATTTTTGATTTTTAGATATGCATTGTCAATTATTTTTTCTATTGCTTCTCTATCTTCATCTTCCAATGCAAATATCTTTTTTATCATAGTTTTTATTTCTTCACTAGTTTCTAGATCTTCTGTAATGTCAACGAACATTTCACCTTCTCCATGCAATAACCATTGTTCATTTACATTAAATTCTCTACAAATATCATTTATAGTTCTTTGTGGTATCTTTCTATGCCCTGTTTCATATGAAGAGATTTGTGAAAGAGACAAGCCTAACTTTTTGCCAAAATCTTTTTGTTTTAATTTTTTTGAAAGCCTTATATCTTTAAGTCGTTGTCTTCTTTCATCATCTTCTAAGTTTTGTTTTTCCATAACGTCACCCCTTATGAGTATAATTATAACACTTAATAATACGCTTTGCAATTATAAGTTTTAAAAAAATACGCAAAATAAAATAAAAACTCAAAGCGTATTGACGTAGTATGCAAAGCGTAATATAATTGAATCACAGGAAGGAGTGTTAGAATGAATCAAGAAAAAGAAAAAGCGAATGATTTGTTATTAAAACTTGAACTTCTTAAAAAGATAAACCCACAAGAGTTTGGATACATAAGCGGAAGAATAGACGTAAATATTGAGAAGTTAAAACAAGAATCCGAAAGAAATAAAAGCAAAAAAATAAGATATAGGAAGGGGGCTTAAAAATTGGTTTTTAATAAAAATCAAATAGGATCAGCAGTTCAATTACAAGATATAAGGTTTGATACAAAAGCTGATTGCATCATTACGAAAGTAGAAAAGAATGAAATACTAGTCATGTATTATGAAAAAGAAACAGAGGAAATAGCATATAAAACTTTGACTAAAGAAGATCTAATACTTGATGACTATAAACTTAAGTTATTATCTTAAAGTAATTTCAGAAGGGAGGTGATAACTTTGGATCTTTTGAAGGATGCAAGAAAAAAAGAGTGGTTTTGGCTGGAAAATGATTTGATTGATAGAGAAGATTTGAGCATCTATGAAAAAATGATTTACATTGTCTTAGCTAGATATAGTAACGAAGAAAGTTCTTGTTTCCCAAGTTATAAAACAATATCAGAAAAAGCAGGTTGCAGTATAAGGCAAGTATCTAATATTTTGAATGAATTAGAGAATAAGGAACTAATAATAAGAGAAAATCGTAACCACGAAGGCAAAAAAGAGAAAAACAGTAACTTATATTTCTTAATATCTTCAAAAGCAAAGGTACAGAGTGAAGTGCCTAACGTTAGGCACCTCATGCCTAACCCTATGGCACCAGGTGCCTTACATGTTAGGCATGAGGTGCCTAGTAAAAAGACTTATAATAAAAAGACTTATATAAAAAGTAATACCACTACACAAAAAGAATCTAAAACTGATTATTTAGACCTATCATTTTTGGACTTAGATATAGAAAAAGTAAAACTAACTAAAGATGAATATGACAAACTTATAAGCAAGTTTGGGAAGAAATACATACACGATAAAATTGTTAGTTTAGAAAACTATATCGTTAATGGAAAAGGGAGTAGGTATAAGAGCCACTATAGGGCTTTGCTGACTTGGGGGAATGGAGATGTTAGTAAAGGTATAGTGTCAGAAGTTACAAAGGCTAAGAATCCACTCAGTGGCTTTAAAGAACTTTAAAAATTAAATAGATAGGAGACAATTGCTTATGGAAGATGAAAAGTTAGAACTTACTGAAAAAGATTTACACTGTATTGCAAGACATTTACAAAATGAAGTTATGGAGATGGTGTTTAGAGGGAATATAGAAGCCCCTACATCATGCGAAGTTTGCGATTACTTGCAAGAATGCAAGGGCTATTTCACCCATATAGACACTTTTATAAAATTAAGTGAAATGACAGGTGTAGATATTTTTACTAAATAAATTTAGTAAATTAAAATTTTAGTATTGTAATTGACGTGCTTTTTTAAAAAGAGGACAGTTGCTATTAGCAGTCATTATTTGAATTTTGCAAATGTAATTTTTATTACATTCGCATTCTAAAAGTTTTGATCCAGTGAATCCAGGAAAAGTTTTATATTCACCAGAAAATTCAACTTTATCGTCAATAAGAGAACATTTTTCTCTTAAGGTTTTAATTTTGCACATATTCATCACCACCCTATAATTAATTTGAACATACTGTCAATATGCTCCAATTAATTATAACATGCAAATTATCATGGTGTAGAATAGTTTCAAATCAAAAGAAGCAACTAAATAGTTAAAGACAGGAGGTATGCTAAGTGGAAAGAAAAAAACATGAACTTACAGATCAAGATATACAAAGACTTATTGAAGGATTAAGAACTGATCCAAAAATAAGAGAAATGATATTTGAAAGTAAGGATTGTGAAACTAGAACAAGTACAAGAAGTAAATGCGAACAATTTGTTGAAGAAAAACTTGCTTATAGAAGTTATGGATTTGAAACTCCAAAATACTATGCAAAACTTATTGCCGACATAATTGATATTTTAGTTTACAAAAATGTTCCAAGAGATCGTATTTGTGGGGTATTGTATGACGTCGAAAGGGTGATTCCTTTAGTTGTGACATTTTAATAATAAGCTGGGGGTGATTAAATGAATTACTCTTTAGAAGCAGAGCAAAACATTCTAGGAAGTTTTCTTATAAATGACTCTATAGGTTACAAAATAAGGGAATTAAAAGAAAATGATTTCTACTTTGAGTCACATAAAATTATTTTATCTTGCATGAAGAAAATAATTGACTCAAATAAACCACTAGATCTTTTGCTTTTAAAAAATGAATTAGAAAAAATAGATAGATTAGTAGATATTGGAGGCGTTAGTTACATTACCAGTTTAACAACTATAGTTATAACTACTTCAAACATAGATCACTATATAAAAATCATAAAAGAGAAGTTACTTAAAAGACAAATTTCAGAGTTAGCAAATGAATTAATTAATAATTCAAATTCAGATACAAGTATAGATGAATTGATTATAGATATAAACGATTTAAAAGCACTTGTGACGACGAGCAGTAGTGTAAATGATAATTACATTGACGCATCAAAAATAAAACGTGAAAAAGGCGTACACAAGTCCATAGACACGGGTTTTAATAAACTAAACAATATGCTAGATGGATTTAGATATGGAACTCTTACAATTTTAACTGGTAAACCTGCATCTGGTAAATCAACTATAGTTAACCAGTTTATAGCACAAGCAATTACGAATGGAGAAAAAGCATTTTTGTATTCTGGAGAATTACCCTCTTTCATGTCTATGGATTGGTTTAGAAAAACTGTAGCTAATGATTATCACATAAAAGAATATAAAAGTGTCTATGGAGGAACATACACAGATATTCCAGATTACGCCGTTGAGCTTATATCAGACTGGATAGAAGATAAATTTTTTCTCTATGATGAAGATGCAATAAGTGATGAAGTAAATCTGCTAAATACCATAGAGCATTTATATTTAAAAAAAGGGGTTAGGTTCTTTGTTCTTGACAATCTAATGACAATAAAAACTGGCAATAAGGCAGATAAATATGAGAGACAAGAGCAGATAGTAAGCAACTTAAAAAATCTCGCTAAAAAATATAACTTAGTAATAGTTTTAGTTGCACATCCTCGTAAAAATATGGGTGACATGAAGCCAACTATGTATGATGTGTCTGGAGCAAGTGAGATTGTTAATTATGCAGATTATATTTTATCAACTTACAGAGTTGTTGATGAAGAAGAAGAGACAGACGACACTTATTTATTAATTTTAAAAAATAGAATAACAGGAAAACAGAATATAAGTTTTAAAATGAATTTTTCAGAAAGAAGAAAAAGACTTTACACGACTAGTGAGGAGTTAAACAGAGATTACAAATATGATGTAAATAAACAATATGTTCAAGTAGAAATTCCAGAAGATGTATTTTAAAAAAAGTATAAAAAATAGGAAATTTTATTAAGTAATGATTTTATAAGAAAAACCAATATTGAATAATTTAAAAATTCAATATTGAAAAAAATCATTTTTCAATATTGAAAAACGGATTTTGAAAAAGTATTGAATTTCAATACTAAAAAAAGTTTGAAAATATAGCATTTACAAGGTTTATATAAATTAATTTCCTGACAATGTACACACAGGTTTAGATATGCTAGCAAAAAAACTTAAAAGTAGTGTAAGGATAAAAAGGCTATATAAATTTATAAAAAGTTTTAAAAGTGTTATTAAATTAGAGCTAAAGTTTATTAATTAATTTCCTCGTAGAAAAATATTATTTTAAATAAATAAAGGAGTGATTTTACATGATAGCATTAGAAAAATTTGCAGGTGGAGTTCTAAAAGAAAAGTTTAATACAGAGTTACAAAAAGTTTTAGATAATATTGCAGATCCAAATACAGATTTTAAAAAAACAAGAAAAATTAGTTTAGAGATAGTGTTTAAAGCAAATGAAGATAGAGATCTTGCTGAAGTAGATATAAAATCCAAAGCAACTATAGTAGAAGCAAAAGCGACAACAACTAAAGTTATAATAGGAAAAGATTTAGAGACAGGAAGAGTTGAAGCATCTGAATTTAAAAATCAACTAGCTGGTCAGTTGTCTATAGATGTTTCAGATAGTAATGAAACTGATGAAATAGAAGAAAATAGTTCTGGTGTAATTGATTTTAGAAATGCAAGTTCAAAGTAGATTAAGAAAGTAAATAAAATATAAATTTAAATAAAAAGGAGAATAAAAAAATGATAAGAAATGCAATGGAATATTTAGTTAAGTTAGGAAAAAGAGAAACAGTATGTGTAGATGGGTTTAAGTACACAACAGATGCATTAGAAATAATAAAAGAACCAAAAGCTAATGAATTAGAAATAACTACATTGAGTGGTTTAGTAGATTATATAAAAAGTGGCATAGATCATGAAGAAGATGAGTTGTTATTAATACAAGTCTTAACTCCAAGAAAAGTGCTTTTAAAATCTGCTTTGAGAAAAAATAGAGATAGAGAAACTTATATTGAATGTGTAGCACTACTTCCAGATAAAAGATTTGACAGACCTTTAGATTTAGACACTTTTAATATAATGCTACAATCAGCATTTATAAAAAATAATGATAGAGATACACTTTTAAAAATTGCAGGAAATATCCAAGAATCTACAGTAAAAAATGTTGGAGATGATGGGGTTTCTCAATCTGTAACAATAAAAACAGGTGTCGCTAGTGTATCAGAAGCAATAGTTCCAAACAGAGTAAAATTAATTCCTTATCGTACTTTCCAAGAAGTAGAGCAACCAGAAAGTGAATTTATTTTCAGAATGAGTACTGGACCAGCAGCAGGATTATATGAAGCAGATGGTGGAGCATGGAAAAATCAAGCAATGTTAAATATTAAAGCGTACTTGCAAGAAGAATTAAAAGATTTTAAAAATGTAAATATAATTGCTTAATTGAAAATCTAAGAGGACTTATTATAAGTCCTCTTAGTAAAACAAGGAGGGAGTTAAATGAAAAGTATTTCTCATATGAACATTTTAGAAAGAGCAGAATTTACAGACAAAATTGCTAATGCAATTATGTCTGCAAATAAAGAAATTGAAAGAGGTTGTGCCTTTAATGAAGCAGTTGAGATTGTAAAACAAATGGAATATAGAGAAAATAAATACAATGAAGGAGATATTGCAATATGAATAATGTAGTTTTAGTTGGAAGATTAGCAAGAGATCCAGAATTAAGATATATACCAGAGTATGGTACTCCAGTTGCTACTTTTGCATTGGCAGTTGATAGGGGTTATGCAAAAAAGGATGGAACTAGAGAAGTTGATTTTATACCAATTGAAGTTATGGGAGGATCAGCAGAATTTTGTGCTAATTATCTCACAAAAGGAAGAATGGTTTCAATTCAAGGCCAAATAAGGATAGAAAAATATGAAAAAGATGGAGAGAAAAAAACTTTCACAAAAGTAAGAACAAAAATTGTTAATGCGCTTGATCACAAGCCAAAGGATGAAGAAAAAGAAATAGGCTTTCAAGTTTTAGATGATGAAGATATTCCATTTTAAATTGGATGGTGATTATATGAGAAGTTTAGAAGAGAAAAATAAATTATTTGAAGATAATATAAATCTTGTACATTTTATTATAAATAGATATTTCAAATCCTTTTTAAGAAGGTATCCATATTTAAAAGAAGATTTATTTCAAGAAGGATATATAGGATTATATAAAACAACATGTTGCTTTGATGAAAGTAAAGGAAAATTTTCTACAATAGCATTTTCGTATATATCAGGACATTTGAAAAGATTTACGACTGGATATGTTAAGAAACATTATAGAAATGATATAGATAGTTTTGAAAAGTGTATTTATAGAGATAATTATGGAGAAGAGATAAGAATAGAAGATAGATTGGCTGGCAATGAAAATGTAGATATAGAAAATGTTCGTGTTATTAGATCTTGTATAAAAAGAAGTGAGATAAAAGATATACAGAAAATAGTTTGTCTAAGAGAAAAAGGTTATACTCAACAAGAAATAAGTAAAGTGCTTGGAACTAGCCAAACGTCAATATATAGGAGACTTAAAAAATTAAAAACTGAAATTAATATACTAGGTAAATAATAAATGATTTAAGTTTATTGGAGGTAAAATGAAAACTAAAATAATTGGTGGTAGGGAAAATGAGTGTCCAATTTGTAATGGTAATATATTTAAGATTGAAACATTAATTGGAATAGTGTGGCAATGTAAGGATTGTGGATGTATGTATCAAGATATGAGTTCTAAAGAAAGTAAAAGGGGGTATTAAAGATGAGTTGTGTTATAAAGTGTGATTTTTGTGGTGAAACAATAGCAGAAATTCTAAACATAAAGGTATTCAGAATTGATGATGAAGGTAATATAATGAGTATCGGAAAAGATGTATGTGACAAATGTTATGACAGATTATTTAGAAGTAACTTGAATAAGAAGATGACTAATTATGAAAAGATAAAAAATATGAGCAAAATAGAAATGGCTGAATTTCTTGCAAATGGCGGAAGTGGATGTACTAGTTGTGCTTATGATTTTCAAGAATGCTTAGGCGGATGTTTAGAAGGTAGAAAAAAATGGCTTGAAAGTGAGGCGATGAAATAATGAAAAAGACGTTAATAATCGTAGGAG